CATCAGAAATGTTCTTGCCGCCTTCGCCCCTCAAAATTTTCTCAATAGCCATGTCAATCGCATTCATGTCGTTCATGACGCTACCACCGCTTTGATAGTTCTTTGGCTCAACATAGTCTTTGTAATCACTGCCTTCCTTAAAACTTTCAAATGAAATAAGCGGAGGCAAACCATATAAAGTAGGGACCTTTTCCATTCGGCGTTTAGCGCCCATGCCAGCCTTGACTGATTTACGTCCTATTTTACGCTTTCTATCCATTAGTAATACTCCTTGCGGCGTCTGTATGTTGCAATATCATCGTCCTCGTAGTCAGCACGAGTGCGTACAAACCCGCCCTGCCTAAAGCGTAGTATAGCCTGAGTCATCGAATCTGCCAAGTCATCGTGTTCCCCATTAGGAAAAGCGGCACATTCTTCAATGACTTCATCAGCCCATCTTTTCTCAGGCGCCCACACCATACCACTTTCAAAGACAGGTGCACAGGCATTCATACGAGAAAACTTATCTGCCCCACGACCAGGTGTAAAAGCACTCACAGGTATACCCATCTGCCTAAGTTCATGCGTCAAAGGCGTGCCACTTGCCTTTTGTTCAATAAGCACCATATCAGGATCAAAGTCGTTGTATAAACGCAACGCCGCATCCTTTAACTCAGGGAACTCCCACCTTCCCTTCTCCGAATCCAACAAGATAATCGCAGGCTCATCGCCCTCGTCAGGATAGAACACACCCCATGTTGTGATCGCACTATAGTCAGCCCTTTCACTTTTCGTAAACGCCGTATCATAAGACTGAATAATATATTCGCATGGAGGAGGATCGTCATTCTCCCAGACGTTCCACCATTCCCTCTTGATGATCGCCCCTTCTTCCGCTGTCGGGTTCTGTAAATACTGGGCGTTCCACTTCGCTACTGGAATAGAAGCCTTCACTGCTTCTAACTCGTCCTTGCTCCAAAACTCTGGCCATAGAACACTCCCAGAATCCGGGAATATCGCTGGAAACTCTACTACTTCCCATTGATCCGCTCCTCCTTCTGACTGCTTCTGTAAAACCTTTGCTGTCAAATCCCTGATCGACCACCGCGTCATAACAATCACAATGGCTCCGCCAGGCTGTAAACGCTGACGAGGACCAGAAGTATACCACTCATAAATGTTATCTAACGCTGTTGGGCTCATAGCGTCTTGTTCAGAAACAGGATCGTCAATAACAACAAGATCACCACCTCGCCCAGCAAGAGCGCCACCGACACCCACAGCGTAATACTCGCCGCCTTTATCAGTGCTCCAACGCCCTGACGCTTTAGCATCTTTCGCAAGCTGAAGATCTGGGAAAACTTCACGATACACATCACTGTCAATTAAATTCTTAACCTTACGACCAAAGCCAACCGCAAGTTCCGCTGTGTGTGTTGCCTGAATAATCTTCCTGTTAGGCTGGCGCCCCATTATCCATGCTGGAAACAAGTAACTAGCAAACTCAGACTTAGTATGACGAGGAGGCATGTTAACAATAAGGCGCTTGAGTTCGCCGTTGGCGACTCGTTCCAACTTCTCTGCGAAGATCTTATGATGGCGTCCTGCAATAAAACTAGGCCAGACATGCTTAACAAAGTCCAAAAAGTTGTTCTGATAACGATCACGCTTATTAACATGCTCAAAGGCGTCAACAAAATTCTCAAGTTGTTTACGCTCTTCTTCTGTTAAATATTCAATAGGAATATCAAAAGGAGTATCCATTTAAGCCCCTATGCGGCTCGCAGTGACCCCAAGAATCGTTCAGCAGCCGCGTCAATTACAGATCCACCCTTCTGCATAGCCAATGGCTTCGCTGGTGTCAAAAGATTCCTAAAATATTCAGCCGTTAAAATCTGCGATGGATCAAAGGCAGCCTGCGGTCGCATGAAGAACGGAGACGACACCCTAGTCGATGGGACAACCACACTTTGACCAGACTGGTTAGATTCTGGTGTAGTAACACCTCCATCCAGAATGCCGCCAATTTGGTTGGGCGGAGTCTGCGTCACATCCTCTGACTGAATATCAGAGGCTATAGGCTTAACTATGCCTACGTCCATGCCACCCTGAGGACCAACAGAAGGATCATTAGTCACAAGACCAGAGAAAGGACCCGAGTAACTCGCATCTGGCATCCCGCTATACGTTACCCCACCCAATGTCTGACTGTAGTTCAATGTGCCTCGACCAGCAGGTGCAGTAATGTTCCCAGCCTCATCAACTTGAGCGCCTTCCATCGCCAGCATTTTTCCATATGCTTCTGCTGCTTGCGCTTCAGGATTAAAACCAGTAAGAGCCATAAGACCGCTCATTAAGCCGGGGACTTTCCCCATGTATCCTAATAAACCTGCGCTAGGAGAAGGCAACCCCTCAACCACCTGCTGTTGGTTTGCTATCATTTGCTGGGCAAATTGTTCAGAAACAGGAACCCCGTTGACGGTATATTGCCCTGTTTGCCCACTTTGCACAGGAGAAACGTACCCCGTCTGCTGGTTCGCTAGGTTATAACCCGTAGGACTGATACCATATGCATTATCTGAAGCCGCTGCGTCAGCAATCATAGCCGATAGGTCTGTATTAGCCGCAGGAGCAACATACCCAATAGCTGCTAGAGCATTGTTCATAGCCTGCTCTGCTTGAGCATTTGCTTGATTCTCTGCATTATATGCGTTTAAGTCGTTCATCATAGACTCTTCAGCGAGCATAGAAAGAAGACCATTAGTTGGATCAACTGTCTGCTCTGTCTGAGTAGGAGCAATGTTAAGATCGCTCAAAAGACCCATAACAGCAGAAACATCCACATCCGTATCGGTCGTCTCACCACCTAAGGCAGATACCGCAGCTACATCAGGAGCTAAACCACCAGAAATAACATTTGTCGCCGCGTTTTGCTGGGCACTTAAATCACCCCCACCTTTAGCCGCTTGTGCCGCCGCCGAAACCGCATCTGCAACCACAGAACTCGGAGCCCCAGTCAATCCACCAAAGTTTTGGCCAGCCACGTTAGTGCCTTCACCAGAGGTGAACCCAATCGCTGCGTCAGTCGCCGTGCTACCTGTAGCAGAAACGCCATCTACGCCAAAGGCAGTGCCTCCATTGTTTGAATTATTTGCGCCTCCGCCGCCGTTACCGTTGCCAGAGCCTGAGCTACTAGAGGTGCCTGCCGCCACAGCACCAGTGTCACCAGCAGGTCTGTAAGATGGAATGCCGTTGTGCATCTCACCTGTACCACCAAGAGCCTTCAAAATGCCAGCCTCTTCTTCCGTGATGTAAGCAAGCTTGTGAGGCATACCCCTAACATCACTGGTCTTTGGCACAGTTACCGCACCGCCGTCTTCAAAATTCACGGAATAAAGACCTTGAATACCAAGGTTTGGATCAGATAGGCTTCCACTAAAGGTCGGCTGAATATTCAAAGAACCAATGCCCATAGGCCCTGGCATCGTTACACCTTGACTCATAATATCCATAGCCCCCTGAATAGGACTAGGCAAATTAGACCCAACGCCGGGCATGTTTAATACGTTCCCAAGAATGTCCATGCCGGGCATATCAAAGCTTTGTTGCGGAGCAGGGGATAAAATGTCGGATAACGCATCATTATTGGATCCTCCGCCCCCACCCAAATCAATTGACGGGCCAGATACGCTAGGAGCCTCAGAAGCACCAGAAAAACCAACGTCACCCATACCTGTGCCGCCACGACCACGCTCCATACCACTGCCAGCATAGCCACCATCAGCCATGTACTGAACAGGCTGGCTGAAAATATCAATATTCATCATAGGGTTTGTTGGCATGGGCGCCATAGTTTGATCAGGAGAAGGAACGCCCATGCCTATATTCGGAAGCACCTGAGGCATACTCGGTGCTGACATGCTACGCATGAAATTCTTAAACTGAGCTCTCTGCATCGGCGAGGTCTTAATATCCATCTGTGGCGGCTGCTGTGGCGCTGCCTGTGGTGGAGCCATCGGACCCATGAAATTAGCCATTACGAAGAACCCTTATAGATAAACTTCCAACAATAATACGATATCATTCTAACTTTGACAACAGGAGATCAAGCTCCTTAACCGATTGGTCTAATAATTTTGAAATTTTTTCGTCTAGATTATTAAAATTTTTCTCGTTGTAATCATATAAAGCATCGGCCAAGCGCTTTATACGCTCAACATCAAAGGAGGTTAGGGTACCTTGGACGCCCCCTAGGGTACCTTGGGAATCCACAGACTCACCACGCGATATGTTCTCAGCTAAAAACCCCACCGCCTTCGGTATGGCTGACTGCCCACCCTCGTAATAACGATACATGCGAACACTCACGCCAAGCAACTCAGCAAACTTGTTCGCGCTAAATCCTAACTTGTTGCGTATCTCACGCAAAGAACTTCCATCCACAGTCGGGTGCAAGCCCTGCTCAACGCGCTTCATCTATTTTCTCCAATAATCCATGCTCCATCATATCCCACGCCAATACATCTTCAGTGTGGAACCGCATGGGCTTGCCCGTGATGTCAGACGCAAGAATGGCCATCAAGCGAAGAGAATCCTTAGGATCCTCTGGGCAGCTACGAATACAACCCCTCCAGATATCAAGCATCTCGATCGGAGTGTCAAACTCAAACGGCACAGGGGAAACGATACTTAAACGATACTTAGGCATATGAACCTCCCTTTTAATCCATATATGCAATGATTGCATGAAGTGTCAAGAACTAGGTGATTGTTTTTGTAAAACTTGGCGTAAAGGCACCGCTGAGTCAATCCTAAAAAAGGGGTTCCCCATATACCCCTCATCCCGATTTTACCAATGATTATAATGGCTTAGGGTACCTTGTCGCATAATGTTTATTATTGTAAACAAAAAATAGCACGCCATGTGGCGTGCTATCGTGTGATGGTAACGTGCCCTATGATAGGACACGCCGTCTTCTGTTAAAATATTCGTAAAGATCATCACCCATGCTTGCCCATATGCTAGTGACACCGCATTCATCATCGGTTCTTATGGTTATATCTGATATATGCTGATCAATTGTCATGGGTATTTCATAACCATTTAAATCATGGTTACCATTAGATGAACCATATGCATGATTATAATGTTGCTGATTATGGCATATCACGATTGATTGCCCATGATCGCGTCTCATTTCAGAAACCCTAGCGCGGATGGTATCTGGTGTCCATCCAGTCGCGGATGAAATGTCGCGTGTTGTGACACCACCATCACGTCTCATCATCTGCCACATAATGCCAATGCGTGAACCATTGCGGTATGGGTTGTCTGGCGTTGGTACTGATTGAACACCACCATCATATGCCAAGCGATTAGCGTCTGAATGCTGAAACATAGTGACGATCAGACGACACCAATTAAATAACTTGGTGCTATCCAATGTGGCTTGGTGTTGTCTGAATTCGATAGTACCCATAGCATATGTGGAAACATTGATTGCAGAAAACTTGCCGCCAAGTAAAGAATTCAATCCACCAATTGTGGAAACGCCATTAAATGTTGCGCTTGCGTTATTGACTATGAATTCCAATGAACGGCAAAAACGATTAGCACGCCTAGATCGTGAAACAACCTGATTGATTTCATCTTGATGGATTGCATAGCGATGGACGACATCTTTAATCAATGCAAAAGGCATTGGCGTTGCATTCGGATTAGGTAAGTAATCACCGCTTTCAATCATGTGTTGTTTCGATTTCTGCCAATGGTTATTGAATGCACCATAATCTTGATCAAGATTAAAATCAGATAGTAACCATGGGTTAACGCCAACATGAACATGACCGCCAGTAGCTTGTAATCCTACTTTACCACCATTATCTGATATAAATGTCATTAGATCAGCAATGTCATTTTTAGCTTGTGTTGAATATGGTGAAAATGGTGGTGTTATTATTTCAGCATCAACGCCAGACGTTGCGTCGCTCTCTACCTTTACCCAATTGAAACCGTTATTGTGTAATAGTGAATGCCATTCGGAAACGGCACGGTAGCCAATTGAGCGATCATTAGCGATTTCAATTTCAGCACCGCAAGTAAGAAATGCGTTTGATAATGTAGTCATAATTTTCATCCTTTTCAGTTTTGGTTAAAGACAACACCGTGTTGTCATCTATTAAAATAAGCTTTTTTGTGTAAAAAACAAGTACAATTATGCGTTTTTTTATAAAAAAAGATAAAAAATATCCAGCAGCAGCGCCAACAAAAACAAAAAAACCAGTACAATTGTTCTGGTTATACCCAGTACGGCCGCCGTCTAAGCCGCAGCCCGACCCCGATTCAGCAGCCCGAAGCCCGAAACCCCGACCCCGAAGCCCGAAGTTACCGGGTATTCCCGAACAATTGTACTAATACGGCCGCTGGCCGCTCGGCGGAGTCAACTGCCCGGGCGCTGCAAACCCGAACAATTATACGGGTTGCCCCTGGGAGGACGCGCTGCAAGCAAAAAAAAGGGGACGCCGAAGCGTCCCGCTGCTGGATATCCCGAACAATTTTACACCTCATCCCGCACCTGCTGGTCAAAGTACGACCAACCAAGTGCCTCCTCCAAGTGATTCAGGTCAAGCCCGAAGTCTTGATAACCTTCCTTGATCACCCCGAAGTAATACGGTGACGGCGGCAGATAGCCCGACCTGTTCATTGTGTAGGTCAGCATTCCATGGCTCCAAATCTTGCGGTAGTGCCCAGAAGAAACACCCTCATAGGCATCTAAAGCCTTCTCGCATTCTTCTGTGATGCTCCAGATACCAACTGGAAGCAAGTCCTCAGCCTCTCCCTCCTCGATGTCAGCGAAACCACGGAACACCAGACGAAGGGACGGCAGGTAAGCCGCCCCCAGAGGTTCCGCGTTCGGGCAACGCTGTGCCATCTGCTCCACATTTAAGTTAGACCCGTAAGCAAAGTATAGTTTACTCATCGTTTAAATCGACCAAATAGATCGCCCTATCTTTAATGGCTTGCTCGATCTGCTTCTTGTTCATTCCAAGGAACTGGTTACGATACTTGCCTGTTGTCGTTGAATAGTCCCATCTGTACTTGTCTAAGTATGTTCTACCGCCTGACTTCATGGCGATGATAGAGTCGTAAGATTGGAAGATTGTTGATTTGCCATCCTCAATGATGAATTGATTCTTCACGGGCTGACCGCTTCTACCTGTCATGTTACGCACTTTCATGGCTTAACTCCTTTTCTAGTAGGTTGATGCATTATATATAGTGCAATCATTGCAAGCAGTCAAGCATAAAAAACACAAAAAAAATAAAAAAAATTATTCCCCGCGCATCAATATATTAAAAAAGTGGTGTAAGTTGGGTTTATAGCCAACAGAGGTCACAGACCAGGAAGGTAAACGTGCTATGAAATATGTTGTTTATTGTGTTGAGTTCGGCGCAGCCAGAGAATACTTCGAGAGTAAAGAAGAGGCGGCTCGCGCTGCAAAGGAAGAGGGCGGCGATTGGTACGAAGTTGTTGTTGATTCAGCAGATGCACTGTGCCACGAGCTCACCCGCGCTTCCCAGTAACAAAGTCCCGGAGGGTTAGGCTCCTCCGGGCAATAAACCGAACAATTGTACTGGTTTGCTGCTGGCCCAGGGGGAACGGGCAGCGTGCTACACGGATCCTCCCCAGGAAGTAGCACGGTAAACCCGAACAATTGTACTAAAACCAGCTGCCCCGGTACAGCCCGCTGGCCCCGAACCCGAACAATTATACTGTGCTACAAGCTGCGCCCCCCCGGTGTAGCACGCAAATCCCGAACAATTATACTGCGAGCCCAGGCGGAGGTGGATAAACCCGAACAAATACCCCGAAAACCCCGATGAATCCGCCGAGTTCTGTTCCCCTGGCAGCCCAAAACCCGAACAAATCTACGCAAAGCCCGAAGTCCCGCAGCCCGAAGGCCGATTCCTCAGAGTTCTTCCTCCTCGTCCCCTCCCCCCGCACTAGATGTAGTGCCAGAAAAACCCGAAGACTCACTATCTTGTATTAATTGTTCGTGTTCAATTACGTCACCAGTCACATTCTTCATGCGGCTCTCTGCCAGCCTCTTAAATTCCGCAAGTTTTTCAACGAGTTGATCCTTAGATTTTTCCGTGATGTCTTCCTTGACAATGTGCTGCTTGTTAATAAGTAACCCCGATGCCTTTAATCGTAGTTCTTCAGCCCGAATAGCCTCGTTATATTTCCCTGCGCTCCACGCCTCGTCACGGATCTTCTTTAGATCCCGCATAGACTTGTCGATATGCACCCCATACCTAGCCTGTGCCTCAAGACGCATCTCTTGCAAGCGTTCCTGCACGACTGGGCTTTTAAGCAAGCGCACTGCTGCTACTGCTGGGTTAGCATAGCCCGACTGCCTTGCTGCTTCTGTCTGTGTCATATCCTTATGCAGATACAAATCCAGAAACTTTTGTTGTTGCGGTTTCAATCTCCGCATCCCGACATCTGTCATTTCCTTTGGTAGTGACTCACCGACTTTTGGCATGTTGCGTTGCTCCAATATACTGCGTTGCGTTGCGTTGTTATATTACCCTAGGGGTGTAGGTTACCTGTGCCTACACCCCCCTATAAGGGGGTAACCTCAGGTAACCTTATACGTTTCAATGTTTTCAAGCACTTACACCCCGAAGCTGTCTAGTTACCTCAAGGTATTTTGATTTAGTAACTTGACATAATACTCCAATAAATACAAGCACTTAGAGGTTACCTCTTGTCAGGTTACTAAATTTATAACTAGGTAAGTAGGTAACCTCATACTGCTTTTTAAGCGGGAATTTCCCATTAGCCCCATAGATCTCGAACCAATGTTTTGTGCATAGCAACGCATTGCCATCTTTCGCATCAGCCCTGCTATCACACTTATCGCACTTAGAGATTGTTGTCAGCATCTTTCATTCCCTCCAATAGATGACAAATAACATCAACCGTCCAACCATTGCCCAACATCTTATATCTCTGCGTGTTGCTCACATGATCGGTATAGCCGTCTGGTACAGTCTGAAGCCGTTCGCATTCCAAACAGGTTAACTTACGCCACTTCAGTTCATCAAGGTGTACAGCAACATTATCCTTCTGGACTGTGGTCAATGTGTTCGTTCTACCATCATCCCGTAACTCCAGTTCTTGCTGCGTCAGCCCCGCTGTTTTCATCTTGTGGTCTTGCCTGATGCCGTTTACACGGTATCTGCCGCGAAACGCACCGCCCGTAATGACGATCTTTGGCTCTAGGTTGCCACCAGACGCGGCACATAGGCTTGGTGCTTTGCCATCAGGATCGTAGACCCTGCGGTTGTAGCCGTGCCCTTTCAGGTCTGCTTCACCTGCAAGAATAAGCCCACTACCGCCTTGCTCGACATCCATATCAAACACCAACTGCCTTCTGTTCTTCTCGAAGTACGACCTTAGATTGCCGCCTTTGAAGTAGTTCGCATCAATACAATGTGCCTTTTCACGATCAGTGAACCCGTACTCCAGAATATCTTTCAGTACAATTCCACGGTTTTCAGGCAATGACTTCACGGGGATATTTGTCCAATACAGCCTATCCCTGTTCTGTGCAGACACCAGATTGCTGTTGATACGAATAGGCTGAACGCCTAATTGTTCGGAAATGATTGCCTGAAATTCCTTCTTCATCATAACATTTTCTAAAAGGAAATACCTAGGCTTCAACTCCTTCAGCAAACGAACATATTCAAAGAATAGTTTGCTTCTGGGGTCATCAAAATTTAACTGCCTTCCGGCAAACGAAAATCCCTGACACGGTGAGCCGCCAATCAGCAAATCAATCCGATCAGGAATCTCGCATCCCGACACTTGTGTCACATCGCCCAAATGGATCGTGTCAGGAAAGTTTGCTTTTGCAACTTGTATCGCATATTTGTCGATCTCAGAGGCATAGTAGCTATCGACATGGAAGCCAGACCGCTCTAAAGCGATCTGACCACATGACATCCCATCAAACAGACTAAGCACGTTCATGATCAATCCTCACACGGAACATCTCGCGTTCCAGTTCTGGCATGATTGTTTTACCGTCAATACCCTTGTCGATGCACGATCTGTGGTACTCGGCAAGCCTAATCCATCTGTTAACATGTTCGGGTTTATCACCCGCATGTTTCTTGCTGTTAGCGACATGTGTAGCAAGCCACACAATCTGACCTGATGTAAAAACTTTATAGTTCATCTGTCGCTACCCCCAAGACCTTCAGCAGATCCCGCTTGGCTCGCCACAAGTCTTGCTTATGTGTATCCAAGTCATGACCTCTGCGCTCCATAATCCAATCGACCAGATTGCCACGTTCAGCAAGCCTGATCCATGTGACGTTGATGGAACCCATCTTGCGCCCCATAGCCTTCCAAGCCGCCATAGCGTCCTTCTTGGTACGGTGCACACTCCAATCGCCATCTAAGTGGTCTAGGAAAAAGAACGATGCATAGAACGCTCTTGTATCGTTAATGCGGCTACCTTTTTCGTTATGATCTGTTGCCATGTTATTCACCCCTCTCAATGAAAGCGAACCCGCCATCATTGCCTTCTTCATCACTTGACAGCGAAACCTTTAATGTGTCGCCATCGTTCTCCATGATGAATACTGGGAAATGACTGCCAAACTCATCACGCTCAATATAAAACTTCTTGATCGTAAAGCCGACCAACTGTCCGTAATACTCATTTGCAAATACTGCGTTCATAATTTATCTCCTCAAGCATTGACATAAGTAAAATTAAACCGAACCTGTACACTAACATGACAATCAGGGTATGTTTCATAGCTATGTCGAATGGCAGATGCCGTGTTCAAAACATTTTTAACGAACCCACTCAAGTCCTCGTCTTCCACAGGATCACCGTACATGCTAAAGTTGTAGCCACACATGAAAGGCAGTCTAGCAATCACCTCTTCTGGCTGTTTGACGCCGCCAATGTAGAAATCACCAGTGACCACTAAGATTTCTGCATCTGCCATGTGATCAATGATCTGTTCCTTTTCGGTGTCAACAGTCAGATTATGCTCACACTCCTTAATAAATTCATTAAGGTTCTTTGTGCGGTTTTTTCCATCTTCTAAAATACATTTCAACCGCGTCAAAACATATCCTACATTCACTCTACTGGTCATCATTTATCTCCTTTTCATTGCAGCGGCGGTTGTGCCGTGGTATAAAGATAATTATTGATAACCCACCTGTCAACCACTTTTTATAAAAAAAATAGGATTAATTAAATGAAGCGTGAAGAATTGTTACAAAAAGCGTCTGACATCATCAGAGGCGACCGAGCTGCTGATTACGGGGATGCTTGGCAGAATCACAGTAGAATTGCTCGTATTTGGTCAGAGATTCTCGACCTGGAGGTGAAACCCGAACAAGTGTACATGTGCATGATCGCCGTGAAGTTAGCTCGACTCACCAATACACCCGAACATTTAGATAGTTGGGTTGATATTGCTGGGTATGCTGCGCTTGGTGGGGAGGGATTGACGGAGAAGCCCGACTAGCGCATCCTGTAAGGATGTTTACAGCAATGGTAATGGCTTGCCTGTACGGAAACCCCGAAAACTGCATCATTGTAAAAGACAGGCAAGGTCCATATAAAACTCATCAGCAGTGTGTTGTTCGCGCCAACGAGATGCGGCTTTTTCTGCTCGACCAAAACCCGCCGTGGTTCCCCGTCCGATATGAATGTGTGAAGGAAAAGACTAGCGCATAAAATGAAAGGGCCAGCGTCTGAACTATACAGCCCTTCACTGACCCCTTCGACAAACTGGACACTTTTCAGCGTCTACTTACGTTTGTTTTCTTGTTCAACAGTCGTTAATCCAGCTATTGACAAGATCTTGATTAAAGCCGATCGATGCAATGGTACGATGAACTGCGGAGAATCGACTTTAATATAAGCACTGGTGGCTCCCCCTTATTCAGGTGGTACACCACCAGTGTGAAACAGGTACCCCGGATAACCGGGGAACTCCCGAAACAAAGTCAAGGACCCCACACGCTGTTGCTATGGTGAACACAGGTTGAGACAAGGTGTTAGCTATACTATCTCGATGCCCGTACTGCATTTGACTTCTTATAACCAAATTAATTAAGAACAATAACCACGTCAACTACTTTTTTTCATCATCATCAAAAATAATTTCAATTTCTATTTCTTCTTCAAGTAAGCCTCTGATAATAGACAATAATTCAGTGTCATCATCATCTTGAAGCTGATCGCCATAGGCTTCACATACATCATCAAGGTCGTCTATGGTCATCATATTCTCTTCAATAATGTCAGCCGCCCACTCGATCATATGATCCATTTTGTAGTAGCCCCATCCCTTGATGCCATCATATATGTCCTTGACCAACTCATCCCTTGCCGCCTTTTCTATTGGCGATATCACAACAAGACCGCAACTTCCGCATGTTGCTGTTAAATTTTTCTCATAATCCATAAACGTTCTGCACTTGGGGCACTGACCATTGTCCATCAGCCGTTGCATCGTTCCGTCACCTGTTTCCATCAGTCTAACTCCCTATGCCTTGAGCGCGTTTCAAAGATCTCATTAATCACTATATCACCCAATGCCTTTATTTGACCATGTATGTAGAAGCCCATGGATGTTGAGCATTGCCCCCACCCTTGATCTGGGTTGTAGGATTTGTGTTCGTGGATCATGAACTGAGCCTCTAACGCTTCAGTCCTTGCCTCGATTACTTCCCACAGGTGTCTTCTACAAAGTGTGCTCATTCTTTTATTCTGCTTGTAATCCCAGGAATATAAGCTTCAAGTACATCAATCAAATCTTTGACGCTTTTAGCCCCAAGGTTCGGAAACCTAGTTTTTATATCATTCATAGTAAATGTATCAATAAACTCGGCGACTGTCATATCCATTCTACGGATGCGGTTCACAAGGCTTCTAGATGTTCTAGGGGAAAAGGGCAGCGCAAGAATAAGAGCCTCCTCCTTGTTGTCAACGCTATCCAGTAAAGCCATTCTGAGATATTGATAACTAAGATATTCTTCTTTCCTAGCCGTAATCTGACGAACTCTTTCCCGTGAAATTCCATACTTGTCGCCGACATATTGCAATGTCTTTCCAGACGTTCTTTCAGCGTATATTTGTTCGTTTCTTTTGTTCATAGGCGGTTCTGCCCTTACGATATGTTTGTAAAGTTTATCTAAAACTTCATTGTTGTATGTGTTTTGCATTCCCATGTTCTCCCGTAATTGCTGCTAAAATGTGCTCTGCTGCTCCCGCAAACCGAACAATTCTTCGTAATGTGTTTAGGCCTTGAGCGTTTCTGCTGGGCCAGTTCCTCCGCATACTTCTCCAACTTCTTCTTTTTGTTTGGATCACAATAATCCCCGAATAAATCATCTATCTTCATGCCCGATCCACCGCTGTTCTTGCTTCAT